CACCTCTTCTCAGACATTAACTGAACCACAATGCTACAAAAAATTTTTCTTCCAATTTAAACTTGTGATCAACTTTACTATCCAAGTCTCTACTAGTGGCTTGGCAGACTGACCTCGACGTGCTCGTTCTTTGGCGTAGATATTCTCAGCCTTTTCAAGTTTATTCACGAACCTATCACTGGACAGTAGGTCTAGGGCTTTCCGGTCTACTCGGGTAAACCAATACTTGATTATCTTTTCACCGTCGGGGTGGTGTTCAAGTTGGTCTCCGATTTGAAGTGATCGAACGAGTTCGAACTCCATTGTCCATTTAAGTGATGAGGATTCACTTTCACGATAAAACCAAGACATCAAAACACGATGTGCTGGCACTAGATAACCTGACCAATCTGGATCGAACAACTTCTGACCTAACTCAGCAACATATGGATGCCACCATTGTTTAGTAGCATGACATGTTAAGTTCCATCCTTTATGGATAGTCTTGCTATAATCTGGGAAAATCATTTTGCACTTTTCGATATCTTTATCTAGTCCATTGTTATGATCGTCGCCTCGGGCGTATCGCCACAGGACACTAACTCCATGTTGTGTCCAGCTGTCTAAGGTGGCCTCGTTGGTGTATTCACCATCGAATTTATTGGTATCATTATCTCCTGAACTGACACCAATCTGTTTCCGTTTTATCTTGCCACTCTCGATATCGAGGAAAGGTGTTAGTGACGAGAATTCGGATAACTTATATTTGTAATCGTCAACACGATCACCCCCGTCTTCCCAACCAGTTACTTGCAACACATATAACTGTTTGGCCTTAGCTGGAGGGCTCTGGTCGAAGTGGGAACTATCTCCTGAGAATACACACCCAACACTGTGTTTATTCATTCTACATTTATGTCGAATGAAAGTGTCGTCCGGACCCACTAGGTCTAGTTCTTCATCTGCCTTACCTTGTTCAGCTTCATTATAGAAGTACCGACCGTAGTTAAGTAAATAGACGAAGGGCATGTTCCAGACGATTCTGTTCTTGGGAACGAAGAATAACTTGTCTCCGATCTTGATAGTGTACTCTCCCTCTTCTTCCTGCATCTTAGCTGGATTCTGAGTTCGATCTGCGAACACAACGTACACTTTCGACAGTTCTTCTGGATCATCTTCGTATCGTAATACGTCTTTGACGTGGAATTTCTTCTTTGTACGACCTTTCTCAAAGACGTAAGGCACACCGGCTGATTTAGTCAGATCCCAGGAATCTAACACGGTTTGTGCTGATACTCGAGGATAGTTTTGTTTACCATCTAGGTATGTTTGCCACCTTGGATTAAGTGATGGAGATGGTTGCAAATGAGCCTTAATAGACTCAAGTAGTAGGCGTTCATCGCTAAGCGAGCGGGGTCGAACTTTCTGTCTGTGTTCGTCTTCTTTCTCCTGAAGATATTTCAGACCTCCGCATGTCAATTCTCTTTTGAGAAAAGCCATTGAACTCTTGTAGATACGTTCTGGCGCACGTTTTACAGTAAGACTGAGGACCACGTCGGGACCGGTAATACCGTTCTGGTCGATTCGAGTCCTTCTGCGTAGTAGACGTGAACGTAGCTGTTCCAAATACCACATAGGGTATGAATAGAATTGCG